ATCTTGAACCCGGTGACCCGACGACCATCCTTGACCGCCTCTACCGGGACTCCGGTCTGATTCCGGACCTCCCAGATATAGGTCGAGATGCGGTACATTGCCACATCCGTTCCTAGAGCGGCGGCGAGCGTCTCCTTGCTCACCTCCTCGGGAGAAGCGTCCTGAAGAATCTTCAGGACCTTTTCAAACTGCTTTACCTTTGCCATTTGTGTTGTTCCTCACACATGTTTGGTAACGATTCACGCAGGACCTCCCTGCAATGTGCTACCATTCTAATAACAGTATACCCCAACCAGGGCACATTGTCAACACTTTTTTTGAAGTTTTTTTATTCCTGCCTCCATCTTTACCCTAGCAGAAATATTCGCCGAATGCACGGCAATGTTCTGCGGAGGCAAATAATGGTTAAGGAAAACTTGCTCTTCCATCCACAGGACTACATCGTAACCTGTACCAATTCCATCGTCATCTCCGAGGTCGTGGTCCAACGACAGATGCGTAACCGCCTCGGTCTCCAGGAGGGCAATTGCCTCTGCTGGAGTGTAGGTGCGGACCCAACCCTCGGGGGTTGCCCGCTCATCGTCCAAAAAAACTTTCATCATCATTCTCTCACCCTGCTGCTACAGGCATTCTCCCATCATGGCACGCCTCATGGAAAACATCGTCACCCATATACTTGACTCCCATGTCGCCAAAGTCGGCATCCCATTGAGTGACAGAAAGTTCGCAAATTTCACACTCGCCCAACCAAACCTTCATGGCCTCCTGTTGGATCTCGGCGAGTTCTGCTATTTCTTTCAACAGTTGACTAGGTACACGCATATAGCTCCCTCGATTTAGTTATAGAATACCACAGTTCCATGCTCTTGTCAAGGGTTTCCGCAAAAAAAGTTACTCCGTAAGTGCTTGATTTTAAAGAGGTTTTAAAAAATCCACATCTTTTTTCTAAGTGCTTGATTTTAAAGGGGTTTTGGCGCGGCGGAGAATGCTCTCTCCGCGGCTTTCTTGTCCGATACGCTCTCTCGCTCATGGAGGGACTCAAGTACCCGGAGAAACCGCTGGGGGGCTCGTCCCTAACCTCTGCTCCTCCTTCTTCACAGAGCAGGGGACGCACGCCCACAGCGCAGGTGTCGTCGGCGAGAGTCGATCATACCCTGCATCCAAGGCAATTCTCCTAGTCTTGGCTACTGGCTTGCCACAGAAATCACAAATAAATTCTGCCATGGCTTCCTCCATTTGATTGCGCGCTCCTCCTCTTGGTGCACGACGATCCTTCATGGGACCGCCCACTCTAAGAGCAGCCGAAACGGCTGCCTGACTACGGACTTTGGGCATGTTCTTTTTCATAACAAAAGTATTTATGTAAGGTGGTAAGTGAAGTCAATAAACCCTTCGTCTAACGAAGGACGCTCATAACCAAGTGCCATTAACTTTTCCACATTGTCTTCCCACATAACAGCCATCATTCTATAATTAGGAAAAAGTTTAAAAAGATGGGCCCTAGTCTTTCGTTCCAAAAAAGAGTCCAAAGAAGTATTCCATAATACGACATGGCTTTTATTATCAACAGCCGATCTAATTGTTTTGGACAACTTTCGCCTTTTCGTCTCAGAAGAACAACAAATAGTAACCGTATTATAGACCTTATCATTATAAAAGGTCCACAGCTCCTTCTGGACAGTAGTGCCTCCGATTAACACACGCACAGAAGGCGTAACATTCTCTCCTAAATAATAACGCTCGACTACATCATCCAAATTCCTCGTAACTTGATTATCGTAAGGTTTCATCACAACAACATATTTCCTATATACATTGATAAAAAAGGCGCGGGGGGAAGGTACTCCCCCCGTACACGTTTTTGATAGGTGTCCTACCTCCCCTTTACTCGGGGAAACCATCGCGCAATCATCTCCCTAAAAGTCTCGACATCTGTGAAGGGTCTGTGCATTCGTACCCGAATACTGCCAACACATATTAAGCTGTCTAGCCCTTTAAGGATCCTCGCGACTTAACGACTAACGGCTCCAGTAGCCGACTCTCCGAGTAGGATCTTGATCTATTATTCCCTAGAACAACTACTCTCTAGGTTCAGATAGTTTCACCGTAAGACACTCGGCTATCCATAGTCTCAATGTAGGCCTCCCACAAGGCCAACTGAACCTCATTCGCTAATCCCCGCAGTTTACGGTTTTCGCTACTCCGTTCAGCCTACAAATCCTCTATGGCACATTAACTTATATTAATTACGCCTATATTATATTGACAATACCACTTATTGTCTTTAAAAAAATAATGTGATACTGCCGGTTTTCCCCGCAATTTATTAATTACGGAAAACTTGTTATTTATGATGGTACTTATAATCATCTTCATCATAATATTCAATGTCATCGTCATAATCACCAGACTGGCTATTACGAAAATTATCTAATTTATTCTTTCGCTTTCGTCGATCTCTTCTCTTATTTCTCGACTTAGGATCGGCAGCTTGAAAAAAATCATCATAATCGTCCTGTTCTTGATTATTGCCTGAACCGTTTTTCCGAGATTTCTTTCCCATTACTTTTTCCTTTCCGGCTCTGGTATGACACCAGGAAACGCTCTATGGGCTACTTCATGTGTCAGCCCCTTTATATTTTTCGCCTTCACATCTAAGACTAACTCAGCCTCAGATGCATGGAGCCCTTCTAACATTTCAATAAAAATCTGCTCACGCTTGATCTTATTCTTGACATATTTTTCACTCCACGGAACAAAATAAACAAACTTTCTCACTTCACGATGAAGACTTGTTACCGACAATCCCTCAGGTGAATCATCCTCATTGTATGGAGGATTAGTTCTAGGCAAATCAAAATTAATATTTGGACTAAAGGCACATTGCAACAATGTCTTTACAGTAAAAGTGTCGTTCTGTTGCAATAAAAAAACTTTCTCGTCGTCCGACTTTGCCTTTCCGATTTGCTCAAAAATTTCTGAAACTAATGGCGTCTGCCCGGGCATAACAAAATACTCCTATTAAAATTCCTGAATATGCTCCATCAGGACTTTCATTCTGTTCTTAATGAAATAGTTAAAAATCTTGCTTCGATCACTTCCAGGATTGATGTCATAACAATCCAATATCATGCTCTGTATCTCCTGGGGAATACAAGCCAAATCTATCAATTGCCGATTTCGATGATAACCCCTCAACATATTTTCATCGCAAAAATCTTCTGGGTTATCAGAAGAAAGCCATTGCTCCAGCTTCTTCTTAGAAATAGTTTTCTGACGAGTTCCTGCGATTAAAGAGTTATCCGGACTCAAGAAATTAGGGACTCCATCTCCCCTGTCTCCCCGAAGAATGTGTTCCTTGAGATACTTCTCAGGATCAGAAGTTCTAAGAAACTTCTTCTGCACAGGTGCATACTGATCTACGTTCATATGACTATGTAGTTGCATAAAATCTTTATCACCAGACAAAATTAATATCTTATCAGCCAAATTTGAATGGTGCGAAACAATAGTGGCAATGCAATCATCGGCTTCGGCACCCTCAACTGAAATTACTTTATATGGAAAATTCTCCTCTATCTCATCTCTGATTTTATTTAGTGTTTCAAAGATTAGAGTCCAGTCAAGAGACGATTTTTGTCGGTCTTTTTTTCTGGTAGACTTATAAAAAGGAAATACCTTGCGCCTCCAATAGTGTCGAGCGTCACAGCAGATTACAAGATCGCCATACTCGTCGCCAAACTTTACCTTATACATTCTAAGACTGTTCAGCACCATATGACGAATCAAGTTCTCTTCGACTTCTGCATTTTTGTTATAACTATTAATCGCAACCATTAGGTTACTAATAGCCACTTGGTTCAAGTCTACCAGAATAGGCATCTATTGCACCACTCTCACGATCACCATTTCCTTATTGAGTCTTCCTGTCACGGGGACCTCTTTGGCATTAATAGAATCCAACACCTTTCGCAGCTTTACCTTTCCGCCATTAACCACATCATTCAGGACATCCTTACAATAGGCTTCACGGATCTTCTTTCGGAAAGATTGTGACTTATCAAATTCTTTGAGTGTCGTCCCTTCTACAACAATACCAATACCAGAAGTGTACTTATGCAAGAATCGAGTCTTGGTATCAAACACCCAAACCTGTGTGGCATCAATTAGAGCAGTAGGATCCACACTCTCAATATTATAATCGTCGTCTCGCGTCTTGTACTTGAGCTTGGAGACAATCTGAGCAGGAGTCTTGACCTTGCGCTTTCGGATCTTCCGTTTACTGTTACAGTTTGTAATCCACTCGTCCGTATCAGAGATCAACTTGGCGACAAACTGTGCAAACTTTCTTTGCTTGGCCTTTGACAGATAGGCATAACCCTCGTTTAGTTGTGCATCCTTACCTGCCACAACTTCACAAAGTTCGTCATACATTACCTTATAGAAAGTCTTGATCCTTCGAGCATGAACACCCTTGACTTCATTGATCTGATACCAAGTGTACAAATTAAACGCTGACTTCTTACAATCATTGAGAAGAAACTCGTCCACCTCTCCTTCAATGGTGCCAATATAGCCATGGGTCTGTTCGCTGATTCGTTCCTGAATACTAAGAACCTTACCCTTTGGTTTCTTCTCTACCTTTGCCTTTTGCTTGGAAACAATCTTGGAACCCTTCGCCGCCAACTCCTCGATATGGGCATCCAGCTTATCTTGTAGATCGGATGACACACAACCATTTTCGAGCAGCTTTACGATATTGCCATAGGTAGAAATGATCGATGAGGTCACAGCCTTTACAGCAGGCAATTGTTTCTTATGATTCTTGGTAACATAATCAAGAAAGATGGTCTTGCTGTCCTTGGTGCTGTTGGCTTTATTATACCAGCTCAGAGCATTGCCAATTGCAGACTTTTGCTCTTCGGTGGTAAGAGTCTCGAAATCGGTAAACGTCGGCTCATCACCATAGGCGACCTGCATAAAACTCGCCTTCACTTTTCTTGCCACAGAATTTCCTTACTCATGAAGTTTAGACATAGTATATATCAGAATGCAGGTATTGTCAAGCCCCTATCAGATTATTTCTGACAAATTCTACCTTCATTTGCCGATCAAAGATTTCCTCTTCGATAGAAACAAACGGAAGCTGGTGTCTTGCCACTCCGTGCAATGGGCGAAGTTCCGGGTTGGCAATAGCCTTCTTTGCCTCCTCGGGCCATCTGGAAGTATCCAGAGTAAACTCACCATCGCGGGTAGTCGAAGTTTCCCCTGTCATATCATAACAATAAATCGAATTGCAATCGGTATTCGCAAAGTTTAGATTGCCTCGCATATGCTCTAGTATGGCATACATCATATAGGTATAGTCGTCGGACACTTTAGGAATTTCCAAATAGGTGTACCCTTTGCTCTGCATTAGTTCTACAGCACGCAAAGATTTGATTAGTGTAATCTCTCCTCCAGGGCAACTCTTTCCATTCCAATAATAGTATGGCTCTCTATAATAAGGATGCAATCCTTTCGAGTCCATACGAAGCTCAAAAGGAGATCGAAGTACGACACCAGGAACAATTTCTTCTATTGGGAGAGGTTGTGTGTTTCTCAACTGTTCAATATCACCACGTATTAGATTATCAGACAAATGACACAGGTTCAAAAAATCAATATCTCGCGAATCGATAATAGAATGTAATAATTCAAACGCAGAGGGATAATAAAAATCGTCATAGTCAATTTTCATGAGATGAGTATAACCCTCGTCCTTTCTCTCAAGAAAAGTTTCCAAAACAGAATTGTGCCCTCTGGCTGCAAGCCCCGTTCCTTTGGTCCATATAACCTCGGGGTGCATAAACCCAGCCTTTCTTAACTTCTTTCTTACCTGATGTTCGTCGCTCTGGTTTGGAGAATTAACGATCACCTTTACGTCAAAAATAAAAGGCTTGAGTGTCTGCCCTTCGACAGAACGAATACACCTACGCAATTTAGTCAACGACTTGTTCGGGCTATAGAGAATTCCTACGAATACTTTCATTTTATCAACTCTCGCATCTTATCTAAATTCATACTCAAGTTTGTAGGCGTAAACTTACAAACCATCTCTGTTGTGGGTTTAACTTCAGATTTTGTCTGCTTGGCCAAATCATACATACTTTTTAATTCTGTCCCAACATTATAAATTCCAACAGCACCATTATCTATAAGAGATATAATCAAACTAGAAATTTTAGAAACATAATCAAAATTACCAACCTGATTAATCCACGCAAATTCATGTTCAAATGGTATTCTTTTGTGAGTAGATCTTATCAACAAATACCTTTCACCCTTTAATTGAACATATCCATCTGCCAATAACTTAGCATATCCATACCAATTTTCACAATGAACCGGAACATCTAATTCACTGGCATCATCTTTACTATGTGCATAAAGATAATCCGTAGATATATGAATCAATTTTTTATTTTCTAGAACACAAAAATCACACAGGTCAACCACACCACCAAAATTTACTGACCAGTGTATGTCTTTACTTGTATCATATGTTTCTGTATAAGCAATACAGTTTATTATTTCATCATAAGGCTCTAAAAAAGATTCATAACTTTCCAGGTTTACAAAATCTATTCCATCCTTTTTTCTACTAATATAATCCCAACCAGTTTTTTTATTTAATTCAGAACCAAGCAATCCATCACCCAAAATGAGTTTACTCATCTTATACCTTTCATTCCTATAATGGAAAATATAAATGTCTCTCTATCATCCTTTGTCGTATATACGAAAAAATTTCTTCCGTATAGTGCGGAGACGCGCCTATAAAAAATACCCTATCTAAAACTTGATTGGCATTCGGGTATTTTTTATAATCGTCCAAATGACTGTATCCAGGATGTAATAGAATGTTTCCGGCAAAATAATTTCTCGTTTGAACTTTAATCTTCTCAAAATATTTTACCAAATAAGTTTTTGTTAATTTATGATTGCATACAATTGGTGTACCAAACCAAGAGACTTCTGCATGTTCTAATTCTTTAGGAACATATAAATCATAAGCCTCAGGGTTTTCCTCTAAAATTTTTCCCAACTCATACTTACTCGTTCTACGCTTTTCATATATTTCATCAAACCTTTTCAATTGAACCAACCCTATGGCCCCCTGCAAATCCAAAGGCTTTAGGTTATATCCCATATTATTAAAAACATACTTATGATCTACCGGATCATCATAGTGATCTAACCATTTACTAAACCTCTTTCCACATGTACCATTTGGTAATTGATTTGCAGCACCTACACAATAACAATCTCTTCCCCATGAAGCCAAACTTCTTGCAACCGCAATAATTTCTTCACTGTTCGACGAAACCATCCCGCCCTCGCCTGTAGAAATATGATGTGCTGGATAAAATGAACATGAAGATGCAATAGCATATTCAGGTAAAAGTTTACCCCTCCATCTACTACCCAGGGAGTCACAATTATCCATAATCAACTCTATATCATATCTATTCTTTATCTCTAATAAGCGGTCAAAGTCGGGAGGATTTCCAAGAACAGGCGACACAAATATTGCTCGCGTTCTTTCTGTTATTTTATCTTCAATCAACTCCAAATCAAAATTTAACGTATCAAATTCAACATCAACAAATACAGGAGAAAACCCATGTTGAACAACCGGAGCAATTGTAGTTGGAAAACCAACAGGCGACAAAATAATCTCGTCTCCATCATCCCAACCAAGAACTTTTTTAATCGCCCCAATCATTACTAGATTAGCAGAACTTCCGCTATTCACCATAGTAGAATATTTCTGATTAAACTTCTTTGAAAATTGGCATTCAAATTTATGTGTATGCTCTCCAGATGAAATCCACTTACCAGTCATTAAAGCATTAATGGCAGCTTGAACTTCATCATCTCCCCAATAAGGACCAGAATAATATATAGGTGTCTCATAAGGAACAAAGTTTTTAAAATCGTTTATGTAATTCATATCATTTAATTCGTCATATCGGCTATAGTAAAATGATGTGGAGGTATATTGGGCCACATCTTCTGTTTCTTTAATTCAACCTCAACCTGCTCACTAATCCATTTATAAGTTTTTTCTATACCAACACGAAGAGGCTGACTTGGTGCCCATCCCAACTTTTCTTTAATCATCACATTATCAGAATTGCGGCCACGAACTCCGAGAGGACCCTCAATATTATTGATAGATAAATTTTTCCCCGAAATATCGATGGCCATCCTAGCAAGATCATTAATAGCAATCATTTCATCCGAACCAATATTTACGGGCCCAGTAAAATCTGATGCCATCATTTTTTGTATTCCATCAAGGCATTCATCAATATACAAAAATGAACGAGTTTGTTTTCCATCTCCCCACACCTCAATGCTGTCGCCAGAAGAAGTTTCGGCAACCTTTCTACACAAGGCCGCAGGTGATTTTTCTTTTCCATTATTCCAACAGCCCTCCGGTCCAAATATATTATGAAACCGAGCAATGTGAACTTTTAGCCCATGATTTCTATTATATGCAAGATACATTCTTTCGCTAAACAACTTCTCCCAACCATATTCAGAATCTGGATCAGCGGGATAGGCAGACTCTTCTGAACAGTTTGGATTATCTGGATCAAGCTGATTGTATTCTGGGTAGATACATGCCGAAGATGAATAAAAAACACGACCTACTTTATTCTTTATGCAATGGTCCGCAATATTTAAATTAATTTGTGCAGAGTTATGCATTACATCGGCATCATGTTCTCCTGTGAAAATATATCCAGCGCCGCCCATGTCTGCGGCCAACTGATATACCTCATCATATGGCTTGGCCCTATCATACCATCTATTATGTCTGTTATCATAATCCAAAAGATCATAAAATATTTTTCGACACAACTCCTGCTCTCTAAGATCACCAACTACAAAATCATCAGCGACTGTTTCGCTAAACTCAGGAAGTTTTAAATCTACTCCACGAACCCAATGGCCTTCTTGATGAAGCCTCCTAACCAAATGGCTCCCAATAAATCCACCCGCACCACATACTAATATTTTCTTCATGTCATTATATTCCTTTTACACAATTCTCCCAATTTATATAAGGCGAAAACCAATCTGCATGAGTAGCATATCCAGGCATTGGTGAAACAAGCCTCCTCTGTCTAACTAACACCAAATTATGAAATACAGGAGCATCATGCCAAGCCCCTCCGGCAGGACTATCAGGATCTTCAATACAATATCTTTTATGAATTCCTAAATCTTCTAACAAAATACTAACCCTCGTACCAAAAGTACCAGTAGTGTTGGGCACAGTTCTCCAATATCCATATCGTCCCGAAAACAACTTTGTCCTAAGGTCTGAATACCGCAGTCTTATGCCATCTATCCCACACACATTCTCATGGTACTCATCCAAAGCATATTTATCTGGGTGGTCATAGAGGCTAACATAATCCGAAAAGCTCATACCTTCGACTATTGCCCCCTCGGCACCAGGGCGATATATATAATCATTTTCAGACATATAGATAATATCATTAGGATTATAATATCCGTTAATTACATTTTCAGAAACAAACGAAAAAAGCCTCAACATCGAACGTGGAATTCCTAAATTAGTATTTTCATAAGGGACACCATAGTCTTTCATTATTTGTTCACAAGAATCATCTGCATTATCTAATATACCATAAAAACTAGCATTTGGAAATGCATTAAAACATCCAACAAAACAATTCCTATTATTTACATAATCTGGTGATGCCCGTCCACAACGCGACGACATTTTATAGATGACGTGTATATTTGTGTCAGCTTTATCCAACATTAATAACTTTTCCTAAATATGCTGTCAGGCAATTGAACATTACCACCGCCCATGCCCATAGAATGTTCATATGTAATTCCAGGTCTTGCTGGATTGAACTGAATGCCCAACTTTTCTCGAACTTCATTCTCTAATGCATCTCTATGTATGACCAACTCTTCAGAAAGTAAATAATCCGTCCAAACATAGGCAGTATATCCGCCGCCGGGAACCCCTTTGTAATAATCTTGATCAACTTCATAGTTCAAATAACTCTGATACAATGCCGCTCCATTTCTATTATCACGATACACATAATAATCATCTTCTTTAATCGCACTATCAAAATAAGGAGAGCCGGGATATGTTGTAATAATAGTGCAATCAAAATCTTCTGGCTCAGTTTCCAATAACCAATTCTTTGTATTCTCTATACTAGAGGCCTTTTCGCCTGCATGACCAATCGACATCAATGCCTTTGTTTTAATATTATATTTCTTGGCAATATCAAGACATCTTGTATTGTCCACAACTGTCGCATTCTTTTTGATATTATACAATATCTGCTCATCACCAGATTCAAACCCAACAAGCATCCATCGAAACCCGGCATCATACATTGCTTCAGCCTGTGCCTCATTAAACAATTCAGATTTAATGAACCCCCGCAACCTAAATTCTGTATTGTGTTTATCTTGAAGTTTTCGGAGTTCGACCATCAAGTCGATCATAGTTTTGCTTACGTTTAACTCATCATCATAAAACATAAATCCTTGATACCCATAGTCAAGAAAAAGTTCTTCTACTTCTCGGGCAATATTTTCTGTAGTCCTTGTTCTGATATTTCTAAGAAATGGAGAATTTCTTCCACTACAAAATGCACAACGAAACGGGCAACCCAGTTGTGCAATAAGACTCGTTGCACTCATATCATCAATACCATACTTATAAGTTGGCATATCAATTAGATGTCTTGCAGGAAAGGGCATTTCCTCTAAGTCTAAATTTTTTAAATAATACTCAGAATTCTTTACATCGGCATCAATAATCTGTTCATCCGTTGTCAATGCATCAAAAATTGCCAACTCACCATCACCACACACCAATACATCAAATACAGTTTTCAATCGCTCAATGTCTTCTTTGGCTCGTCCATTTTCATCGCCACGCCTTCGTTCCATTTTATAGGACGAATGCATGAGCGTAATGTGCGGGCCTCCAAGAATAGTTCTCTTACCATGTTCCTTTAAAAATCTACCAATCTGAAACGAGTGAGGTGTCTGGGGAGTCGTTGCAGTTAATCCAAACACATCAGCCGAATCTTCCGTTGAAATATAATCTCTTAGAACATCAAGGTAGTTGGTCACTCCATTCAAATCTAGAAAATCTACTTCATATCCTCTTGATTCTAAACTAGACGCAACCTTTAGAATCCCCAAAGATAAAAATACTCTCTCGTCCAATAAGAAAGGAGAGGGGAGATTTACAAGACAAACCTTTGTCATTATTATTTTTCCCAGAATTTTAAATAACCATCTTCATCAAGAACACCATGAAACCCCAATGGAGGATAGTTTTTGTCAACCATTCCCAACTCTATAAATTTCTCTATAGACTCTACTGTAGCCAATCCAGTCCCAAACCGAAATGCCACATCTACTGGAGCATATTTCATACCAGAATCTATCATAAAATTTTTGGCATATCTAGAAGTACATAAAAACACATCTTCTAGCGGGCCAGTCCCATCATAATTCAAAGACGCCGATAAATCCATAAATCTTTTACTCCTCAAACTAAACCCACCACAACCAACAACATCATTTAAACTTCCACAAAAATGATGAGGCGATCCATCTTCATACAACCATGGAACCCCAATATAGTCATACTTCAAAAATTCATCGCTCCACGAATTTGGGTGTAAAATATATCCATCTTCTTGAACGTATAATGTGTATTCCGTGGTTATATAATCTGGTAATCTATTGCACAAAAATGAACTATACTCTATAAGATTCATCCTATTTATTAAATGAAACTCGACATCATCGCGTTCATTAGACAGGTCATCAATATTAGGATCGGTAGTTACTAGCACTTTCTTACCAAAGGTAATGCCTTCGCAACATTTATCGATTATAGCCAAATGTTCTTTAGATCTTCCATAACCATCTAACATCGATAAGGTTACATTATCGAGATGTTTCATTCGTCGTTCTCCTGATTTGTATTTCGCCCATTATCATATACCTCATACCCAATTTTAGTTTCATTTAAATCAGAAGAAAAATGTTTAAGCTGTAAACTTCTTTTACAAATAGTTCTTTGATAATTACAATCATCAATATAACTGGCCAAAACACGATCAGACTTGGCACCGTCCACAGCATCAAACGTCTTTAGATTAGCCTCATATAAATTAATATACTCATCAGATGTTATAATCTTTAAAAAAAGTTCATCACCCAACTGCGACTTTATTGCCTTCATATTTGTATCCAACTCAAAAGAAACATCTGCTCCTTTAGAACTCTTAATGGATAGAATTGAAAGATAGTCAAAGGCATATGCCTCGTCTACTAATAATGATAACATTAAAAATACTCCTGGCTTACCATATAAAATTATTCCTATAATAATCTACAATTTTAGGAAGTTCATCATCAAAAACTTTATCTGGTAACCATCCTAATTTTCTGATTTTAGAATCGTCTAAAGAATATCTCAAATCTTGGCCAGGTCTATGATTCACAGCAGAATAATCTACGCACTCTTTCCAATTCACATCTGTATTATAAAAAAAGCCAATCAATTTTTTTACTACATCATTGTTTGTCTGCTCATATCCACCAGAAACATTATACACCTCATTGACAATATCACTATCTATAATATGCATAACAGCAGATGCCGTATCCTCTGCGTGTAGCCAATTACGAATAGGTGTTCCATCATTATGAAGTCGTATTTTTTTACCTCTAATTAAATTCTTAATTGACAAAGGAATTAACTTCTCAGGATATTGCCCAATTCCATAATTATTCGTAGGCCGTAAAATAATATAATTAATATTGTACGTCCTAGCCCACGCATTAACCAACATATCGGCAGACGCCTTAGCGGCAGAATATGGATTACTAGGCTTCAACATATCACTCTCTAAATGTGATCCATGATCTATATCCCCATAAACCTCGTCTGTACTTATATGAAAAAATATAGGCCTGGGATCACAATTAGTTGGCTTATTTTTAATCAACTCTAATATATTTTTAACCCCAATAATATTGGTACCAATAAACTCATCGCTATTAATAATACTATTATCTACATGTGATTCGGCAGCAAAATTAATAACATAATCACAATCATAAATATTTTTTAAATCCTGTATATCGCACTTCTCAAACCTAAATCTATCATATTTAAAAAACTCGTCCAATAAGTCCGGATTAGAAACATGAGTCATCTTATCCACACCAAAAACAAACCATCCACGTTCTAATGCAATCCTGGTCACATAAGATCCCATAAAACCCAAACACCCTGTCACATAAACAATTTTCATACTATCCTTATTCTCCGTCATACTTATATACCCTATCCCACTCATCGTAGGATGAACCCCGATCTACTTCTTTATATCCCAGCTTCCCTATCAAAAAAGTTTCTAACAATTCTATCGTTGCCCCAAATCTATCAAAATATCCAGAACCATTATGTTGACAAGACTCCTCTACACGAGGATCGCACACCTCTAAACAAAGCAATGGCTTAAATTCTGCAATGGTCCTTTCTGCCCCCAAGAGCGCATTGTATTCATAACCCTCTAGATCCAATTGAATAAAATCACAAGACTCTAAAGCCAAATCATCAATTAGAAAGGTAGGTATATTCTTATTAGGATTATCATTTGAGGTATCTACATAATACGCACCAGATCCCATATGACTTTTTACTTGACCAATTATTCCGTGAGAATTGCCAACTGCGGCTTGAAGTTTATGGACTGTAGATTTTTCATTATCTTTTACATTTAGGCATAAACAGAAGAAATTTATAGGATCAGGCTCAAAGGTATAAATCTCAGTAAAATATTTTTGCATCTCTCTAGGAACATATCCACAATGTCCGCCCGCCTGCACAGCTACCCTATTATTATTAAGGTAAGGAATAAATCTATCCACAAAATTTTCATTATGGTGAACTTGATAATCATAACCACCTGGATCTTCTAAACTCCACCACATATCATTATTTTTCAATTCGATCATTTATTATTTTCCTTAAACCAGAATCCAAATCATACTTTGGTGTCCACTTAATTTGTGACAATAATTTATTATTATCTCCACAAACATATTTTGAAAAATTGTTTCTATCTCTCTTCGAGTCAAACACAAAATTAATATTAGATTCGCACATTTTTTTTATCGTCTCTATAACATCTTTAACCTTATATTGTTTTCCAGAACAGATATTAAAAACACCACCACTCCCACTTTCAATTAAAAAATATAGAGCATCAACAAAATCATCAATATAAAGATAATCAACTACTGAATCACAAGAATTATAAACAACCTCCTTATTATTTGACATACATGCGCGAACAGTCTTAGGAATAAGACGAAGTTCAGAATCATTGGGCCCATACACATAACAAGGCCTAATCCAAAGCCAATTAAAATCATTTACCTCACAAGCATATTGAGAAAAATGTTTAAATATATTCTTAGACCAACCATATAAACTAACCGGTATCTCATCAAAACACTCTTGGATAGGAACATCAACATTTCCATATTCGGAAAAAGAACCAAACCCCACAAAATATAATTTTTCTAATTTGTTCAAAATCTGAAATAATTGTTTTCCCAAAATAACATTATTAAACTGCCTATAGTCATGTGTTTTATTATTTGTGTCTCCTCCCCACCATCCACAATGAATAAAAATATCTGGATTGAATTCTACAATCTCAAAACTCAAATTCTCTATATCTGAATAGTCTCTAAGTTTTATTGAAAAAATATCATTTTTAGTTTTAAATTTATTCAACACATGTCTTCCTATAAAACCATTAGACCCGGTCATCATGATTCTCATAAGAATAGTTTCCAATCACTCACATTTAACGCTTTATCGTCTAGGTATATATCGGCAACAGGTTTTGGACTGGGCCCAGACTTTTTTACAAAACCAGGAGCATTTGAATTTATTGCATCAAATTCTAATCCTTGTTCTCTACACCACTCAATAGCATTAGTTAAACAAGGATATTCCTCATTATCTCCCCTACAAGTATGCAATATTAATTTATGGCCATTGGCTTTTAACTCTATTAATTTATTCAGTAATTCTTTTTGATCTTTAGTCTGTTCTCCAATATCAGGAAATGAATATTCGCATAACGTACCATCAAAATCTACCGCTATTGTTTTTTTCTTTTCATTCATAATTATTAATATTTGCATCCACAAGACCCTTTGCGGCTACATAGGCTTGCGAAATTAACCTTTCATTTTCATAAAAATCTTCTTCTAATATATATCTATCTATTATATCTCTGGCATAAGTTCCTATAGCTATTCCATTTACTCTAACCCCACTTTTATCAGCCATTTTTTTAGACAACTCATTTGTTCCCCCAGAAAGTATAACATATACCCCCAAACGATGACCATTCTTTCTGTATATCTTTTCCGAAATCGTTTTATTCCTAATAATTTTCATATTAAACTTTTTGTTAATCACATCTGCACACGCCACAGCCTGAAGGGTAGTATTAAAATCATTCTTTCCTCCACTCATAGGATATCCATCTGCCTGAATAATAAGAAAGTCGCCAGAGATGCGTTTTGCTTCAGCAACTCTCACTTCTAAACTCAAGTTGCCAAGATTTAACCTATCCAAACACATCGAATTAAAAGTATTTGGATTTATTTCATTGATCAATACCCACTCCTTCATAGTAATATCATGCTCACCCACCGCAGCATGTAACTCAAACATCTCAGCCCCAGCATCAATACACCTAGGTAATAATTCTTTCAGTTCTTTTTCGTTATGTCTATAAGAAATAATATCTGGTTTAGGACAAACATTACTACACTTACCACACCCAATACATAAATCTTTAATTACAATTTCTTTTTCTTGATTCTCATTATCAAATGTCCCACCAAAATCTTTATACAGTTTTAATTGATTAGTAAAATTTTTCGGAATTGCATTTGTGGGACACACAGGAATACACATATCACAACCAATACATTTAAAAGGATCTATATATGACTTTCTTACATGATGATCACCTGGCATTCCAATACTAGCTACAATATAAGGTGTTGCTCCAATATCTATTCCCATTTGTTTAGCATATTCAATTGCTAAATTAATTCCATTCTTTGCAAATCTAATAACATCCACATTCGCCGAAACATCTAAGATTTTAGCTCCAGCAAGAGTATACACAAAAGCTAATTTTTTCACATAATTTTTATCTTCATTACCAGCACCACATATCATCTTAAAACAGTTCTCTTGATCTAATAGATTCCTTAGATCATCAGCACGACTACTCATATTCTAAATCCTATCCTTTAAAACCTTCGCGCGATTTAAATAAAAACTCCCAATGCTATTATAATTATTTGCCTTAAAATTAAGCCAATCTATTTCAAACGACAAAGCTCTAGAAATAATATTAATCAAATTATCAATATTATGATCCTCTAACTTCACCACAACATTTCGTGTTTCTATCTTATCTAAATACCCATCGGCATAAACTCTTTTTATAAAGTCTACACTTTTAATAGAAATGTTTCCGCCCATTGTATTAATAAGATCATACTTCTTCGACAGTTTCAATGCCTCATACACCTGCTCATTTATAAAGTCGCTATCAACTTCATTTTTATCTATCCCATACGATTTAGTAAAGTCCGATCTCCCTACAATCATACCATTTAAATACTTTGCCGAATTTGAACTTAACATTGTTTCCAAATTTGACAAGGCAGTGCGCGACTCACAAACAAAATAAAAATTTGTTTGTTGAATATTCTTAACCGCATCAATATACTTTCTTAACGCAAAAGGAGTTTCAACCATAGGAGCTATAATAGAATCAATACCTATACTAACACAATTATTAATATCAGTCACAGCTTCGCAACCACCAATCTTAACATACAACGACATATTACAAAGATCCGTTATCCTTCGCATAGTCAAAACATCGTCTAAAATAACTCCTTCATCCTCAAAGGATTGCTTAATTCCCACAACACCACAATCATCTCCAAGTTCAGAAAGAGTATCGATAAGCTGTTCCAAACCCTTCTTATGATTATCGCTATAATCGTATCTTTTACCTTGCCAAGGTCCATATATCTCTTGATCCATTTTATATTATTCCCTCAAGACTTTTTATTTTCTCACTCAAAAACATAGCATCCATACCCCAAATAATAATTTCAGGCCTAGGGCCATTATGGGTATTTAAAAAATGCTGAATATCTTCTTGCTTTGGTAAAAAAATTCCTAATTGAGATATAGGAATTCGTCCTATAATTTTTTCATAATACGTTAAATATTTTTTATTATTCCATTCTCCAACACATCCCAAACTTGCAGATAAATCATAAGGCCCAATTATAAAATAATCATATCCAGAATTGTATATCTCTTCTAGATTATCAACTCCTTTTTTAGTTTCTATCTGAGCTATAATTAATGGGCTACTATCTCCAAGAGGCAACTTTCCCCATCTATTTTCCCTAACCAACGCCTGGCCGCGAGAACCACCATGCTTAGGATATTTACAAAAACTTATATTTTTTTTACTTTGATCTATAGATTCAATTGTGGAAAATATTATACCATCTACTCCATTATCTAAACACATTCTAACCAATTGTCTATCTAAATCAGTTACACGAACAAAACACTTCTTATTCATTAATTTGACTGTCTGAATGCAACTAACTAACTGAGAATTGTCAAAAACTCCATGTTCTTTATCCAAAATCACACCATCTAATATACTATCCATTACAATTTCTGATATGAGAGGGGAAGATAATGTTTGTAATATCAAATTCATTGTGCAGACAAAACCTCAAACTTAGGACAAGGAATAATCATTTTTCCTCCGGAATCTAAATAATCTTTTTCACGAATCTTAAATACATCAATAAAATGCCAAGGCAACACCAAAAGATAATCTGGTTTAGCTTCTCTCATTTCGTCTTCAGAATATATTGGTATGTTTGTCCCTACGGTTTTCAAACCAAATTTAGAAGGACTTCTCTCCGCAATACCATCAATTAAATTATCATCCAAACCAAACCACTGAAGCAATGTATTTCCCTTGGTAGAGGCACCATATCCCCAAACTGTCTTGCCTTCCCTTTTTGCCTGTTTTATAAACTCTACCGTTTGTCTTTTCAACTCAACAATCTCTTTATAAAAATTTACATAAGGTTCTGGAGTATCCAACTCTTCAGACTTTTCATAGGACAATAAACTACGAACCCGATAATTTGCAACATCTCTAAATGGAGCAGATCTAAAAAGAGAATCTGTTGATTTATTTTTCCTAATATACACCCGAAAACTTCCACCATTAATATCATTTAATTGACAATCCACAACTTTCATATCTACCTTATGCAACAAATTAGTAATTGAGGTTAAGTTATAATAATAAACGTGTTCATGACAAATATTATCAAATGCAAGCTGCTTTAACATCAGAGGAGTATAACTCATTTGTAAAACCAATAGCCCCTCATCATCCATCACTTCATCCACATCTTCCAAAAAAGATAATGGATCATCAAGATCATAAAACATTGCAATCACTGTTATGATCTTTACTTTTTTATTTCCAAATTTTGATTTCTTATAGACATCAGCACTAAAATAATCCTGAATTATCAAATCAGAAACTTGATGAGATTCTTCTACATATGAATTATCTGCTGGGTCAATTCCGACTTTAATCATATCCTTTGGCGCATTTCGTAACAATGTCCCATCATTGCAAGCAATGTCTAAAAAGACATCACCAGAATCATGTGGAATTGAACCAACACAACTATCTACAACACTCTTCAATTCATTAACCATAGACTCATTAATACCAGACCGATACCAATATTGTCCATACATCTTGTCTGAATCAGTTACACGATTTAACCGGGGTGCACTAATTACATCATCCATTATTAAGGTTAAGGGCTCTCTTCCGCCTCTTGGTGGAGAGTCTCCTTTGATAAAATCAGAAACATATAGATCACCAAGAGAAAATAATTCTCGCATATTATATATTACACCTCCTTCTTGTATATTATATTCAACCTAAACCCCTAATTTTATATGATAAATCATTTACACCTATAATCATATTTTTTTCAACCTCTTCCACATCCAATAAAGGTGTCATTTCTTCTATTGGAGGAGGCAATATCTCGCCATTAGTTAAAACGCCACTCACCTTAGGTGTCAAACTTTGTTCTGGGTCCATATAAACCTCATAAAAAGCAGGGCCCTTACACGACACAAAATCGTCCAAACTATCATTATTAGATGAATAATATTCAAACCCAAGAGCACTAGCAATCTTATTATAATCAGGCAATCCTATTCCAGTTGCCCTATTTACACCAGTATAATTTCCACCGAATAACATTTTCTGCGTATGCTTAATAAACAAATATCCATCGTTATTAAATATAACAATTTTCGCAGGTATTTTATAATTTATAATTGTCTGTAGTTCCTGCAAATTCATCATCATACTTCCATCACTCATTAAACACAATAAGGATCTTCCTTCTGCTGCAAAAAAAGCACCTATTAAACTAGGAAGACCCCATCCCATTTCCCCAAGCCCGGCAGATGAAAACATGGTTTGTTCTTCTTTTAATTTGATGGCCTGGTGACCTGAAGCCTGAGCAGTACCCATCCCAACAACAATCACATGATCATGGTCCAAATAATCCGATAGGTCATTTATAAAGGCATATGAATTGACATAATCACCGCATTCCCTATGATGAGATTCAATTACAGGAAAATCAACAGAATATTTTAAACATCTCTGATACCATTCTTCCTTTCTATCAATTTCGCACATTAATAATTTTGTTATAACTTTTTCCACATCGACATTAACACTCAACTCATATCGATCATCATACTTCATCAACTCGTTTACATCATTATTAACCATTATTATCTTGGCAGAAGGAGCATAGTTGTTTATATTGTATCCTGTCTGAGGAAGCGCCAACCGACTACCCAAAATCAACAACAAATCACAATTCTGAACAATAAAATTGGCACATCTTTGTCCATAAATACCGGGGCGACCAAAATAATAATCATTATCCTCGGACAATAAATCTATCCCAGACCATGTTAAAAGAGTTGGTATTTTTAATGCGGAAACTAATTTCCTGAACCTATCCTTAGATCCCGATAATCTAATTCCATGCCCGCCCATTATAACAGGTCTCTTCGCCGAACGAATCATTTTAATAATTTTATCAATCTGCATTTCAAAATCATCAGTATCACAAATTGTCATCAATTCAGGAACAGGAACATATAAATCTAAAGATGATATATCATCTATCATTTCAGATTGAATATCAAAAGGAACATCAATCCAACAAGGCCCAGGTCTATTGGATGTGGCAATATGCATTGATTTATTTAATTCGTATAGTATTTGACTTGGGTCTGAAACTACAGTAGAATATTTTGTAATATTCTTTACCATTTTTTCAGCCTCAAATCCTTGTGTACCTAACATTCTTAATTCTTTGTGGTCGTTTAAATATCTAGTAGCTTCTTGACCAGAAATTATAAGGGTAGGAATTGAATCTGCCCAATTGCTAACAACACCAGTTATAGCATTGGCGGCCCCAGGTCCCGCAGTAACCAAAGCTACGGCTAATTTTCCATTAGTCCTATAATATGCCCCAGCAGCCATAACAGCAGCCTGTTCGTGATGAACATATACAAGTTTTGTATATCCCATTTTTTGTATAGAATCAAAAATATAAGAATTAGCCGATCCTATAATACCAAACGCAACTTTTATTTTATTGTCTTTTAAAAATTTTGCAATCAAATCAGAAACTATCATTTAAGTGTTCCCATTCTATTTTGAAATATGGTCAATAAATTCTGATACCTCAGGTGATACTGCCTGCCTTAACCAATTACGAAATCCTCCATATTTTCTACTTATTTCATTACCAGCAAAACCTCCGGCCTGGTGCAGAATCTTAACTTGCATAGGAATTCCATTTATAGGATTATTTAAAAAAACTTTATTGTCTTTTATATATAGTAACTTCCAACTATCCCAATGCTGAAACTGACTATCGCCCCAAATATTAGTAAGATTATAAGAAAGATTGGTTTCGTATCGATCAATAACTTCATATGAAAATCTTCCCGAATAAAAAACAACATTTGCAGTTTCATTTTCATCACCATATGGAGATGGTAAACGACGCAAATTATGATCTTTTAAACACTTACAAATTGACATATTCAACTGATGCCAAACTTCCCAAAATTCTTTTTTGTTTGAAGCAATAACTCCCATATTTAACCACGAATCAATAGGAATCATATTTCCAGTAGATTCATAAGAATTGGTACGGGGACTATAAACCAGTTTCTCGGTCGTAAGACCTTCATGCGCGCCAGCTTTACCCAGCGCATTATTATTAAGAGTTCCTACTATATCGGCATTACTACCTATTAATTCATTCAATTCACCAACCACAACAGCATCTCCGTCGATATGAATAACCATATCATAATCATCCACAATTTCTAAACACGACGGAGCACAATTATAATGGCCATATCCTCTTTCAGCGGCCTCTCCCATTGGAGGCATATTTAAATACTCATCTTCTGATATAAGTGAATAATTAACATGATGATCTATCTCAGGATGAAAATAAGATATAGATTTTGTTAGTTCATCTATTCCAAGAAAATCTTTAAAATTCTCTGTACACCATGTACTTACGGCAACTTTTTTTTTCATACCATATACCTCTTATTCCAATAATTATTAGAACATTTATGATTGGTCAAATGTATTCCAGGCGTTAATGAAAGAAGAAACCTTTCAGAGTCCATAAATCTAAATGCCCCATCAATAAAAGCCTGATAACTACTCTCTGTACAATATATTCTTTCGGCATTTTGTATAACTTTAAACCAATCTAGATTACAATAGCCAGGAATGATACTAGGTTCTACAACAGGTAAAGTTTCACTAGAAGGAAGCTCTGCGCCTAATCCTCGCGAATTTGATAAATGGGTAAAGACATATTTTTCTTCCTTCACGAATAAATCATAAAGCTCTTGTTCCTTTTTTTTATTTCTTGTCCAGCTTAAATTGTAATATTCTCGAAAATCTACACCAGAAATACGATACTTTTTTTCTGCTATTGATTCGTCATTTAGTCTAGGTGTAGCAAAAGGATACTTTCCATCGACAAATCTATCTCCAACATGGAGGTAAATAGAATCTTTCATGGTCGAGCAAATATTCTGTCCAATTAAAATATTCGACATATTTCGATTTTCTTCGTCACCAAATTGATCAACCACCAAAAAATCAGGAAGCGGAATAGGAGTAACATAATCAAATCTGGAAAGAAGCTCTAAATGCTCTGCTCTGACAGGCCAATAAACTTTATATCCCCTATCAAAATAATTCTTTGCAATAGGAGCGCACACAATAATATCACCATACCCTCCAGGCTGCCCTATAAAAACACTCTTTGACATCACACCCCCGAGAGTAATTCATGTCTTGCAAATAAAACATCTCCCCACCCCATCTCGTCAAACGATTCAGACATTTCAACAGGATAAAAACCTCGGCGCCTCATATACTTAAATGTATCACGAAATCCAGATTTGCTATTATGTCTATCATTATAAGATGTCTCTAAAAAAATAACCGAAAAATGATGTAAGTTTTTTTTAATTCCTTCTAATACTTTAAGTTCTGCCCCCTCAACATCAATATTTAAAAAATCAATAGTAGTCATATCAATATTTTCTTCATCAATAAATGTATCAAGGGTTTTCGTCTTTAATTTAATAGATCTATTTGATTGTGTATACATCGACGACCTATCAACATCTAAATAAAAATCAACCTCAATACCATCTCTATCATACGCCAAAAAATTATATGATCTATATCCACAAAGATCACCAATAGGTTTAGTCATTTGGATAAATGATTCCGGATTTGCTTCTATTCCAATTACATTATTTCCACACAATCTAGTATAACATCCCTTTTCGGCATAGTCGTGCATACCAATATGAAGGATACCTTTTGGAAGAGGAAGTCTATTGCGATCAAAAATGCCAATTCTAAGGCTCCCAGGAGGTAGGAGTTCAGTCTCTTCAAAATATCTACCTCCATATGATGCATAAGATCCTAACATACTCATAAATAATTCTCCAAAATATAATCTTCTGGTATTTCCATCGCCTTGACCCTTTCAAGATTATCTTTAATTGCATCCATTTTAGAAAAATACAATTCCTCACTTAGATCAGAAACATCAAATTCAGAATTTAGAAAAATTATACCATCAGAGTTAAAATGATCGTCAATATCAGGTGCGCCACAATAGATAGGAACAGTACCGGTTGCAAAACAATCTAAAACCTTTTCAGTAAAATATGTTTCATACTCACCATTCTCAATAGCCACCGAAAACATATAATCACAAAGCCCATCTTCTTTATTATCAATAGGGTTAAATTCCCTCCCAAAAAGATCAAGGTCGTCCTTTAGGTCCTCAACCCACATCAATCTATGCTCATGCCCATCAGTAAAGTTCTTACTAGAACTGATCATGGATATCATCTTTGACTTATCACATATCTTAATATCCTTAATCCATGTTCCAGTGGCAGGAACAAACTTAAATCTGGAATCTAAATCCAAAAGATCTTTACTATGTGTAAAAATATAAACATAACTATTAAAATATTCCTCATAATTATTTTTTATATGATCTAACATCTGAGGAGGAGATACATATTTAGACTCGACCAACCACCCATACTTATCCTCTTTGTCATCAGACAATCCTTGATAAATGTACTCATCGATATAAAAAATAGAATCTACCTTATTCTCATAATCCCATTTCCAAAGCTCAGAAATCTTCCCGTGAGTAGTGCAAAGTCCAGTATGGCCATCTGTAGTATGCCTCCAATCTCCGCCAACCAACCCAAATTCTGCTGTCATGACATACTCCGAATAACTTTTTCTATGCCCTCTTTCAAAAATATTTCAGGCTTCCAATAATTCAAAATAAACTCGTTCGCTTCATTTTTTAAATCCCTCTGCACCATATCTGTACTATCTCCAGGAATAATACCAACCCTAAAATTGTTGGCAACAATTTCTGCCACCTCCAAAATAGTATTCCACTCATAGCTTGTTATGTGAATCTCTTGATCTCTTGGTATGTTGGCATACTCCTTAGAAAGAATATCTAAACATGAACTGCAATCATCGACGTGTAAAAATTGCCTAGACTCTTTACCGTCTGTCAGCATCTCAATATCCTTCCCATCTCTAGCCTTTAAAATAAAATCAGTTATCACATGCGATTTATTATAATCGCGTTCATGTCCATATACATTCCAAAACTTAACCACCAATCCTCCCAAACTCTTAGTGTATAATTCACCCAACGCCTTCAAAACACCATATGGCGAATAGGACATATTCGACATTTGCGACGATGCAAAAATAAAAGGCACTTTATATTTACGCAACATATCAAAAGTGTACAGCATTATTTTTGAATTGTTTTCTAAAAATTCATATGCAAATTGATATTTTTTCAAGTATAGAGAACCACCAACATCAAAGGCCAAGAAAAAAACAAAATCCACAGTTTGGATAATATCCTGTAACGCACCTTCTATTCTCAAATCTTGTTCTATAGAATTAATAAGATCAAACTCTACAACGCTATGACCATTTTCTCTCAAATAATCACATAATGCATATCCAATTTGCCCTTCAGATCCTAACACCAAACTCTTCATTGATCATTCCTCTTAACAAACTTTAAATCAACTTCTTGATGACAGCTAACAGGAAACATATGATAAATGGATTCATGGTCTATTCTATTTCCATCTTTCCATTGATCTAAAAATAGATCTGTACTAATACCACCGTTCTTATTATATACTTCGGTCGTGACAACATTCCATGGAAGGCTTAGAAACTTAGAGTCTTTATAACAAACACCAATCTTGCGCTCAAAATAATAATCAAAAGGTTGTAACATAGACTCGAATGAAGTAGGTGTATTAAATCTTATTTGATGTATACAGGATAAAATCTCACTCCTATTAAATACGCTTGTGTCTAAAGCCAAAGGATAGCCCCAGTCGCAATCGCCGTCAGACCAATTCCAATACACCTTATCATCAGTTTCTCTAGTAAACTTAGGCAATTCTTGTGGCTTATTCCCAAGAGGATGGCACACCTCTAAATGTGTACCGAGTCTTAATGACATTATTTCATTATCTTCTATCCTAACGGCATCACTTAAATTAACAGGTCTTATAAAAAGAGAATCGTCCGGAGTAAAAAATACTTTATCGCATGTCATTTTATTCTGAACTATATCTATAACATCATCATAAAAAACCTTCTGCTTAATAAATGTGATCCATGGATTCGACGACCACTTATCTATAATATAGGCATAAGCATCATAGTGTTCTTTACTAGTATAATGATAGAGAACATACATATGGAACTCATTGTCGGAAGTAACCATATCATCCACAGAACAAAGAAAGGAATATAATTGAGAACCTCTATCTTTGGAAAAAGTTAAAAATTCACAATCTCTCATATCAATCCAATCAACGAATCCTTTTTTGCATGATTCTTCTTGATTCTTTCTCCTGTATCAATTTGGTATTGGCGATCTATCTTATGGTCATTAATGGGATTGGCTTCATTATACACACACAAAACATCCTTCACGAAAAAAACCTTTTCTCTAGCCATTTCCATCATAGGATACATCATAGCCAGGTCTGCACACATACCATAAAACAATTCATCCTCGTCAATCAAATCTTCTCGTTCTATTCTCCTTGCGAGTTTATACTTAAATGTTCTAAGATGGCTAGCCCTCCATTGCGGATCTTCTTTAAATGTTCCATTCTTTTTAATTTCATCAGAATATTCAGAAACATGGAAATATGATTCTGCTCCATCAGGATGCCTAATATAACTACCATAGGTCAACCAACAATCTTGTTCTCCATAAATTTCATTCAACTTCTTCAATACACCATCATTAACCAACCAATCATCGCCGTCTAATATAATTACAACATCCTCGTCATCTGCGGCCATCTCTTGTATCATGGCATACTGATTACATAAAGCCCCTACATTCTCTCCATTCTCGATCAATCTAAAATAATCACCACATTCATTTTTCTCAATAAATTTCTTAATCTTCTCTACCGTCCCATCTTCGGAACAGTCATCAGTAATAATATATTCAAAATTATCATAGTCTTGATTGAACACGCTGGTCAATGTATTCTCAATAAAATCTTCAGAATCAAAAGCAGGTGTAATTATTTTAAAATGTATATCTTGGGTATCATTCATTTCACTTCTCCTTATAAAGAATCTGAGAAGGGCTTCGATCTCCCCGCATACGCATAGGAATTCCGATCTCCGAACTTGTTGGATTTAATCTACGAGAATGAAGATAATTTCTAGTATCTGAATCCATCTCGTTTAAAAAATAATCCATTAAATTAATTACAGGATAAATAGAAAGGTTCGATTCTTGAATACAATTTTTAACGGCTTCTGGTTCTTGCATTTGGACTATCTTGCCTTCATGGTGTACGAGGGCCTCGTATCCCTCCCAATCATGAATCCAAATAAATCCACAATCATATTTTTTAATAATTGCTTCAAAATATGATTTGGCAAATTCTGTGCTATGGTCCGAGTCAATAAACAAAAACTCACAACCTTCTATAAAGAGAGGAACCAATTGTAAAGCATCCCCTACATACAATTCCCTCTTTACTCTATCATCATCGTAATCACAACGACGGCTATGATCGACCAAATCAAAACTTTTAATAATAGCTTTATAATTTGGATCCTCTTTTGCATTTTGTTTACAAGCCTCCAACATAACAAAAGAAGTCCACCCCGATGCTGGACTAAATTCAATAATAGATTCTGGCTTTTCAGTTCTTACTAACGAATACAAAACCTCTGTCTCAAATAGATCGAACATATTAGCATGACATGAATTAGGGGCAAATCTAGATGCATGAAAATCATGTTCACCTCTAAACTGATTCCACATTTCTATAATTTCATTTTCCTTCACTTGTATATCAGACATCTAATTCCTCCTCTAGTAATTTTAAAGTTCCAATCCACTCAGGAATTCTTGCCTCCCATGAATAGAAATAATTGTAATATGTTTTCTGCATTGAAAGCACACTCTGAAGCCCAGGCTCCCAAAACGAATCAATGGCCGTGTTCAACATATAGGCATACTTCTGTGCATGAGCCCCTGGGTCAGATTCCCAATTGTACATCCATGCAAAGTCACCACACGTTTCTGGCAGCGCACCGAAGTTAGGAACAACTGCCAAACATCCAGCCGACATTGCTTCAATGGCACACAGACAAGATGTTTCTTGATAGACAGAAGGGTATGCAAAAATGTGTGCAGAGGTCAATGCCTTTCTAATCTCGTCATTAGGAACCGAACTATGATAGTTCACACAATCCATTTCACGCAGACGATCAAAAAGATGCTTCCATTCTTCCTGATCGTCCTGTTGCCCCCAACCATATAGTCTGAAACTAGAGTAAACGTCTACTTCAAAATCATCACGCTTCTTGGAAAGCATCTCTAGAGCCATCTGAAGAATAGCCAATCCTCGATGAGGTGTAGAATGATAGATCAGCTTAATCTTTTCGCCCTTGGGTTTTGAGTGTTCTGGAATGGGGTCAATGGCATTCTTGATTACGATGCCATCCTCATAAGGAATATTTAAATACTTCATGTAACAATACTGTTGCCAATGGCTGACAAAAACCAATTTTGCAAATCGTTCACGGGATTTAATATCTCGCAAATGAGCCGACTCAGGATCTTCTGCTGTATCATGTAGCCATAATATGGCTGGTCTGTCGTCAAAAAACTCCTCGCGCACTCGCGAAAGTATAAAGTTAAACTTGTCTAACAACTCCTTAGGCAGTCTTTTATAAACTGCCTCCCGAAGAATTTCTGTGCCACCCATGGCTGTAGGATAGATAGCATTCTTTTTTGTGTCCAATTACAATCACCTCACAAAAAAGGGGCGACGATCAAATGCCGTCGCCCCTTTCCTCCCGTTCCCTGCCACCACGCCAGGAACAAGTTTACTATAGGTTAGTTAAACGAAACCATCCCATAACGAGTCGTGCTGGTTGCAGTCGGCTTGGTAGTAATCTCGTGATTACCATAAGCCTCGACTGTCTCCTTGATATAAGAAATCAAGGCACGGAAATTCCGCACGCCAAAACGAGACCGTGCTTCAGCCTCGGTGAGGGACTTTCCCTCTGATAGATAGTCGGTCACTCGACGTGCCTTACTATTTGCTCGAAATGCCATTATATAGGCTCCTTCTGTTATCGGTGTTTCAAATCAAACACAAAAAAGCAATCACCGAAACTTACTCTTACTGCGTTGTCTATATTATATAGACATTGGGATCATATTTCACCAGTACCATTTCATCTTTTTTCAAAAAAATTATGATACCCAAAAATTGATATACTTTACCCCATCTTCATCTACCCCATCCTTGAACTCCACCTTCACAGGTTTTGCATATTCCTTCTCAGATGATGGTTGGTTATCCTCGATGATTTTTTCTTTCCATGCCTCGACATTCATACCTGCATCGGGAACAATCACTCCGACTACAGTTGATTTTTTCTGATCCACTTCTCAGTCCTCCTTTTCTTGTAAAAAGTCTTGCAGCTTATCGTGCGAGATTTTTTGGTTGACGGCAAATGCAATAAAAGAAATCGCAGGATCCTCAGGACCCTGCGACTTCAATTGGCGAATAACGCCGTCTATTCTTTTTTCTAAATCTGGTGGCAACTTCATATATGTTCCCTCCTTAACTTGCAGTACCGACATTCTGGACAACCTTCACTCGATTGAAGACCGTCTCCTTACCACCATGATAATCCGAAACACCATGGCGCTTGGGAGTCATCTTCGCAAGGAAACAATCGTCAACCTTTGCAAGGTCGCCGTCGCTGCTGAAAAAGACACCAAGGTTTCCCTTGCGGTCCTTGATCTTGTAAATGTAGCAACCAACGTTTTGGCTATAATTAAGACCCACCAGCTTGACGAAAAAGTCGGCTCGCTTTTTGAGTGAACCCATGAACTCGGAAGTGGATGCAGCTTCCTTGGCTTCGGCCTGATTCGCCTGACGCTGGGCAACGCGGTCCATGGTCGAATAGACACAGGCGACGAAGCCGAAGTCGGACTTGCAGATTTCACCCGGAGCCAACCTTCGATATCCTCCCATAGTCAGCTTCGCCAGGGACATCTCGAAATCGTTTTCACGACCGGTCTTCGGCGAGACCGCCAAGGCAGCCAGCCAATCAACGGCTGTCTTGGCCTTCGCTCGGTCGGCATCCTCAATAACCGGAGCGGTGGAGGAAGGAGACTTCATCCAAATGCCGAGAGTAACCGAAGTCGGCTGGCGCCCAGAGATCGCCGCTTCCTTCTTGGAGATATATCCGTGTACACGGATGATCGCCGCAGTAGCCGCCAAGGCTTCCAGCAACGGATAAGACGGATAAACAGGTTTACGAGCCAATGGTTTCCCTCCTCAGGATTTCAAAATTCGGGTCATTCTTTTCAGAGATCCAGCGACCGTCTTGCCCCCACTTTTCGCAGGTG